GGACATGGATATACGCTTATCCTCCTACTCGCGATACCTTATTATTCTTAACTGAGAACTTAGGCGTTGATGAAGTGACATACATATCCTCCACTACAATACATAATGTGTTGGAGAGTGATATGTTCAAGGCGTACAAACCAACTGAACTGATTCATTATGATTTCATTCAACCTACCGAGTCTTTGGGTACATTATTCTTATCACCACCAACATGGTTATTCGGCCATCTATCTAAACTGATGGGCTTATCCGCATCCCAAGTAATGATGAGTGGGCATGACCCCGAAGAAAAAATAGATAGGGTCGCCGCCGCTACACTAACAAATTGGTTATGGCAATCAATGGGCTTTATTTCCAACGGCAAGTATGTTGCTGACTTTATTGAGGTGTTACAGAAAAGGCACTCTAATAATGAAATGATGAGCAAAAAAATTAGCGACATGATGGCCGAGAGCGAACCAAATCAAATGCTGTGGGGATGATACTATGAATATATTTGAAGTTATGCAAGAGTATGTGGATAGGAACCACTATGTTGATGTCGCCGATAAGGTACCCGTCTTCTTATGTTCCATCGGCACACACATTTTCAACGGACTCAATAAGTGTGGTTATTGCCCCCATGATGGAAGCGACCCTGCCAACGGGCCATTCGTCATAGAGTCGTGCATATTACGCCACGACAAGGCACCTATTTACACACCTATGAGTCATATTGCTGACACCCGATTACATATCGTGATGAGAGGACAGAAAGGTAGCGGTAAATCAGTGCTAATTAATTTATTCTTAGCACCTAACACCGGCCTACTATCTAGCCCTAAGAATGCGGATATTGGAATGGGATTCCGCACTGATATTGGCCCGAACTCAATTACCGAAGCAGGTATGTTTGGTTCTGTTGATGAGGATGGTAACATTGTTGGTCGGCCACTAGCGCGTGAAATGTGTGGTGGCTTCTTAGGATTTGAAGAGTTTTCATCCCTAACTGATGCCGGCAAGAAGGAACACTCAACTGATATTACAAATCAAATGCTCACCTCCACTGATAATGGGCGTGTCAAGAAGGTTATGAAATCCGGTTGGGTTGAGTATCTAACTCGCTATACTATATGGGCTGGTACACAGCCTGCGCGATTTGAAATGGAGTCCGGTATGGACAGGCGTTTCTTCGTCATTGATATTGACATGAACCCTGCAAAGGAATTACAATTCAAGAGGGCTCAAGCAACTCAAGCATCTATGGGTGTGGCCGAGAGGGCTGACTTAGCAGGGATGGCCTTTGCTATGCGTGACTTCTTCACCAATAGAGCCCTAGAGGTTATCACTAATCCCCCAACGGGGATAGCATTTGATGATGAGTTTAATGATTGGTTATTCCGACCCGAAGTTAGAAGCCATGAGGCCGATTTATTCCGCCGACTCGCACTAGGTTACACAGTTATTGGCCCAAATTATAAGGGCGGCGAAGTATTACAAGTGAAAATGACTAAGGAATTAGGGTTGATACTGGATAGATGTTTACAGATGAGACGAACCGTAATGGATTCCGACCTACTACTAATCAAAACTACCTTTTGGAATACTCATATGTCCCGCTCTAACTTAGTTAAGGAGGTTGCTCGGATGGTTACTAATGGTGATTATCAAGCAAGCAAGCGATGGATTCAAGACAACCTATTAATACAGGCGTGGTACAGTGAAGAACGCTCAAGCAATAGTGGTCGGGGGCGAAAGGGAGTATCAGTACTCATCGGCAACCCTCCACCACAACAAGAAGACGCTAAGGCGGTGGAAGTATGACGATTAGAAATGCAAGTAATAGAAATTGGCTAGATAGAGCGTATGAATATGTTGAGCAACATGGGCCATCAACGGCTACGCAGTTGCGAGAAGGATTGTTTATGAATCCTCTCAACAATAGACCCTTCGCTCATAACCCTACTCGGAATTGTAGTGCCATGCTACTTAGGATGGACAAGCGATTCATAGGAACTACTATCAAAGTAGCAAGGACAAACACAAATGACGGTCAATACATCGTCAATTGCTGGGCTATCAAAGGGGATGACTGAATGCCTGTTGCTCACCCACTCAACCTAAAACTAAAGCATATTCGCTGGCGTAATGCCGCCTATCACTTTGTTGTTGAAAATGGCCCATCCACGATTGAGAGGATATTTGAGAACCTCACTAATAAATTACAACCGAAAAATAACCGAGCGGCTTCGCAGTTATTACGGCGTGACGAAAGATTCATACATTACTACACTGAGACAAACGGTGTAACGAGTCACATACAACCCACAGGCGGGCAATACAAAACACTAACATTTGAGGTGGAAGGATAATGAAGACACGACAACAAATACAAGACAGGATAAACGACAATCCCACATGGACTGATGCTTTAGCATGGGTCATCGGGGATAACAACTGTGCGCTATGTGCGCTCGGTAACTGTCGTGAGGTGGAGGTCAAAATCCATAGAGGTGAAATGACTGCCGCATTCCTAGAAACTAAATACTCATGGCCTGTCGGCACAGTCAATAGGCATATGGATGAGCATATTGAATACGACCCGATAGAAGCAGGGCATATTGAACAGATGCGTGATGAATCAATTAGCACATTGAATGTAGCCGAGAACTTAGTTCAACGCTTAGTATCATGGGTTGATGAGTTGGAGGCACAGAAGGCCGTTGAAGGCTTGACCTCCGAATGGATTGGTGACGCTACCAAACTGCTGGGTCAAGGACAGGGATTCTTGAAATTGATTGGGCAGTTGAAAAAGGAAATCGGAGTTGATTCGCAAATGCTTTTGGCTGACCAAAAAGTAAACACTATGATGAACATACTCGTTGATGTCCTCAAGACTGAACCGATATACTTAGACCAAATACAACTACGCTTAGCCACTGTCCAAGCCCCGACCACAATACAGGACTCGGACTTTGAGGTGGTTGAATGACTATCATAGCGCCGGTTATTGCTGCCGTTATTATACTCACACTTGCAATAGTATTTGAGTATGCTTATGTTTTATATACTCGTTGGAGTGAAAATAAGGCAAGAAAAATTACAGCCGAGAAGGGTGTTGAGTGATGCGCGATTGGCGTAACAAGAGTCATCGGACATTATTCACCCGACCCATTTACAAAGCCGAATATCCCTCACTAACCAAGCAGATGGCGGAGGATGGTTTAACCATTCGCCTAGTGAATAAAGGTAATGGTTATGAGTGGTTCGTAGCAGACTATAAACTCCCGACGACGAGCGTACGCGAGGTATGGGGATTGACCCCTCACCAAATGCGAAGTTTGATTGATTGGTTATTAGAAAATGATTCGGAGTTGATTTCATGGGAGTAGTAATTTTTACAACAGATGACGCAAAATATCGCAAAGGTGATTTCTTTCCTATGTATGGTGAAATGACAGTATCACCGACGGCTAGGGATATGACATATATTTATCATACTAAGGCGTTCAGTGAAGCGGATGCTATTTATTGGGCTAAGGTAGTGCCCCATCGTCTCGTCATAGTGACTGACAAACTACCCAAACTAACTAAGGCAAGTGAGGACTGTGTTATCATAGACCAAACAATCAAAATGAATGCCAATAAGGATTACTCACGCTCAATTAGAGCAGTCCTATGCTGGGCTGACCGCGATAGAGCGAGGGCAGCATTAGCACCTATCCCTCTCCCACTGGTCAATGCCTTCATCAAGGTCAATGTCAATGACATAGGACTAGGGCGATTGATTGCTAAGTGCCGCTATACACTACACAGTAGTTACCTAGTGGCCGCTATTGCCTATGGTATTAATCCTGTTACGGATTTCAAGTGGCCTAAGAAGCAAAACAAAAATACTTATATAGTGCCGGAGGGTGTTAGACAAACAGACAAACATATGGGAGTCATAATACAAAATGATGTACTCGTCAGTAATGGCATACGCATCAATGATATTACTGAGTTACCCGCAAGTTTGCCAAAACGAAAACAAACGGTGATAGAATGGATTTAGAAAAAGTATTTGTATATGGTAGCCTTAAGAACGGATTTTATAATAACGAGCATTACTTGCGTGATGCCACCTTCAAGGGTCGGTTTCAAACCCAGCCTCAATGGGGACTTATTAGTTTGGGTGCATTCCCTGCTATGGTAATGGGTTCACTGGCGGTCAAAGGTGAAGTGTTTGAAGTCAATAAGACTACTCTCGCTGGCCTAGATAGGTTGGAGGGAACGGCTAATGGATTTTACAAGCGCATAAGAATCCCCGTCACTGATGTTAATGGTAACGGTGAGGTTGATGTATGGGCGTATATGTATGCTGTCCAACCTAAGAATCACATGAACTTAATGACGGAGTGGGTTGAGTAATGTTACTCAATATGAACTCAAGGATTTTCTTCAATGTACTGAGGTGGACTGAATGATTTGGGGCAACGGATTCTTTATCCTCTTTGTTCTCTTTTTCTTTGGTTCAATTTTTATTGGTATTGTTTCTGACCCCGAAGTATGGGAAGAAGTGGACTTGAACATAGACATTGGTTTAGCAACCGGCCACGAAGACGATGCTACAAATGCACAGTTTAGTAGGGCTATGATGATGAATCAAGACTACGAGTGATAATAAACAAAAGACTTATAGGATAACTTGTGTCGGCTAACAATAACAACAAGCGGGTTCGTAGGGCAATAGCGGAATTGCTATTGATACATGGGCCGGCCACCCGCGATAGGGTGGGTGAATTACTACAAGACTACAAAGGTGTTAAAAATGTTCCTTCTCCCAATAGTATTAGCGCACTTATGTCTAAGAACCCGCAAGTGGTTATCGTCGGAAGCGAGAAGGTTGAAATGACCATCGGGATTAATACTCATCATAAGTCATTTGATATTGACCGAGAGGTAATCAAGGCTAGTGAGGACTTAATTTATACTCGTCCCATATCTGTTATGACTCCTAGTGAGCGACGGATGGCTATCAAGTGTGACAAATGTGGTCGTACAAGAGTGATGCCTAACAATGAACTACCCTGCCTAACCTGCCGACGAAGACCGTAGGCTTTATATGGTGGCGTGATGAATCTAAAATCATGCGAGAAGTATGGGCAGTCAAACACCGACCAACAAACTTGAAAGATTTTCAAGGTCAAGACCATTTGATTGATGAGATGGAGAGCATTATTTATGGGCATGGTTCGCCCCAACACTACATATTTTATTCTCCCGAAGCGGGGACAGGTAAAACCTCCCTCGCTCATATACTGGCTAGTGAATTAGACTATGCTATCCATAAATACAATGCGTCATCCAAGAGGCAACGAGGCATTGAGTTTGTTGAAGATGACTTAGCACCTATGACTCGCTTAGGTCAGTATGAAACTTTCTTTTTCCTAGATGAAGCCGACCAACTAACTGATGCGGCTCAGTCAGCACTGAAAGGTGTGATTGAGGATTCGCAGGGTTACTTCATTCTAACCTGTAACAACCTAAACAAAATATCCGACTGGCTCAAATCGCGATGCCGAGTGCTGACTTTCAAACCAATAGACCATAGTGATATGTTCCTTCGCCTACATCAAATAGATGCTAGGGAAGGATTCACTACCTCTAATGATGAGTTGGATATTATATGCAAAGCAAACAAGGGCGACCTTCGTAATGCTATCAATGCACTACAAGCCTACCATTCTATCCCCCATGATAAGCGGGAACAATTTCTTTCTTCTCTAACTGAGCCAGCAATTGATGCTTCAAGAATACTGAACCTTTGTATGAAGGAACGGCAAGCCGAAGAAGCCGTCAAGTTGATGGGCTCACCTGCAACCCTTCGTCGTAGCATAGATGTTATCTTTGACTACGGCATAAACTCTCCCGCTAAATCAGCCAGCAAACTAAAGTTGGTTGAGGCCGCTACTCAAGCCCAAAGGGATTTAATATCCGGCGTGGATGCCCACTATGTTATGTGGGATTTCTGTCGCAGGTTGAGCGAGTAGGTATGGTTATATAGTGGCGAGTATGAATACAAAATAGAGGCGTAAAATATGATAGACATAGAACAAGTGATAGAGCGAATTAGCAAGAATGTGAAATGCACCGAGGGCGCACTGCGCTCAAGGATGGATTCGGTTCTTGCTGAGAATAGAAGTGCGTGGATGGATTCGGGTAAAAGCGAAGACGACTGTAAAGTAAATGCTTTACGAATTGCAGGCCGACAAATAAAAAGTGAAGGAGACAGATTAAGCCGTTCCGGTGCTACCCTATACGAAGGTATGTTCATCAGTGCCCCACGATTCAAAGACTGGGCTGAACTAGCATACAAGAAGGCTGCAACTACGCTCGCTAATGCTGACGAATCAGTACAAAACCAATTGGTTGAGCAAGGTTTCATGACAATTTACGAGGACAACAATGATGGTACATACACTAAGAAGTATAACTCTTCACTAAGTCGTGGAGACACACTTGATGATAGTGACATGGAAGAAGTTGAAGTTTCCTCACTACCTAAGAATACTTATGATGCTGGTAATGGTATCAACTTCCACTTGATTTGGGATAACAAGAGCCCAAAGTTCCCATCCGGTGACGCTAACTTCAAGTATGGTAGTCCTCGCCCTCTCTCCGAGAAGGATAGAACTTGTCAATTCTTAGGTCGCAAGCAAGGTGATAAGAACCTTGAGTTGTATTCATTCCGATTCAATGGTGAGTTAGCCGAAGCCCAACCTGCTACATTCGCAGTTGGAACTATCGCTATGAAACCTGCTAGAAACGGCAAGATTGCATACGGCAAGAAGGGAGTATCAACTTTTAACCAAGACGATACTCTCCAATCCATATTCACTGATGCACCCGATGTACTTATTCAAACTATTGACGGTATCAAAACCCTTGAAGGTGGACTGCAAGACATTGAAGCATATGTTGGTGGTCTAAGCGATAAGGAAAAGTGGGATGCACTTGCTGCTGTAATCTGTGAGGTAGTTCATATTGACCCTCGCGATAAAGGTGGATATGTAATCACTGTTGGTGACTTAGATATTATGTCAACTGCTGGTACTGTGGATATTTATGTCCCTGCTAGTCAAGAAGACCTTGTTGATTTCTCCGTTGGTTCAAGCCTACTTATTGTTGGTCAACCATACATGAGTCGTGATGGCGAGGCTCGCCTTGTCACTACTGGCTGGTGGTGTGCTGAATCACTAGGTAGTCAAATTGACTCAAGCGTTGATGCTGAGGGATGGGATTAATTATGAGTGGATGGGCTAAACCAAAAGCCGGTGACGCAAGTACCGAACCTACTGTTAAGTATGGTGTTGAGTACTACCGAGAGCAGTTTGAGAAGAAGCGTGTTACTTATGCGCCTATTCGTATGGCTCTAGTTGGTAAAGAAAATACCGCTAAGACGGGTCTTGCTTTGGATATAGCATTAGCCCACACTGATAAGGAAATAATAATCATTGATTGCGATAACTCAGCGCAAAATACAGTTGACTATTTGATAAATAATAATGGGCTTGATGCTGACCGCATCCGAGTAATCCCTATGATTGATGAGATGGATGACGCTATGTGGAATGATGATAACACTACCAATTGGGTAGCAGTTGTTGAGAAACTTGAATGGTATACCTCATGCTTAGGTGAATCAAACGAGAGTATCGGTGCTGTAATCCTTGATGGTGGCTCAACATTCCTCAAGTGGTGTGAGTTTGTAATGACTGCTCGCTTAATTAATCGTGGAGTTATTCAAGGAGAAGGTGAAGGATTCGCTCAAAAGGAATGGCGTGAACGCAATCGTGTGTTCAAGAGCGTCATTAATAGATTGACTGCTTTGCCTATCCCATATATGTTCTTTACCTTTCACTTGAAAGACCACTCAACCTATGTTGATACTGGTAGCGGTAAAAAAGAATTAATGAAGGTTGGTGAAAAGGTTGATTGGGCTAAAGACACTCAACGCTTTGTCTCGCAACAGATTTTCCTAACGAGAGTCACTAAGAAGGGTGACAAAACAGCAGGCGTAATCGCCGATAGAAACCTTGCCGAAGGGGAGTTTGTGATTCGTGCCTCCATTGAAGAAATGAAGGGGCGAAACATGGAACACTTAGGTAAAACCTATGATGTTTTACAAGTCAAGAGCGACAAAATTAAGTGGAACGGACTACCGTTCACATGGAATGATTGAGATGACTAGTCAAATAGAAAAAAGAATCTCAGTGCTTGAGGCTAATCAGTTGGATGATATGGATTTGCATAAGCAAATTACAGATTTGAAAAGATGTATTGCTTATCTTGCTGAGTATGTGGCGAGAAGTGAAGGTATATCAGTTTCCGAAGTAGTAGGTGACATAGGGGTGTTGAGATGAAAGTAAATACTAAGACTCTTGTGCAGTTGCTATCCGCCACTGTGCGTGAACAGCACATCAATGGCAAGGCACAGCAACAAGTAACAGGCTGTGTTCTCCGATTGACAGATAATGTACTATCCACTACTTCAATTGTAAAGGATGGCAAGACTTCACTCGCTCAGTTCTCATTCAAATGTGATAAACAGGATGATGAAGTTATCCCTGTCCCCGATATTGATAGGCTCACAGGTGTCCTAAAGTTTCACAGTGATACTGTGGAATTGACATACAATAAGCCTACTGATAGGGTCAAAGTAAAGTCAAAGAAAAAGCAAACTACCTTGATAGGTGGATTCAACGCTAAGGCATTCCCCAACAGTCAAAACACACTGAAAGAATGGGAGGCTGAGGCACTGAATCGCGCTAAACAGATAGGTGGTAAAGTGTATAAGTTGCGTGACGGGTCAACCCGTTCACCATTCTTTACCGCTTCAATTGATGCTGGTGAGTTACATGACGCTTTACGGTGTGATGGTATCAACGGACAGAAGTTGAACAGGTATCAATTTGTCTTTGATGGTAGTACGCTGACCCTAAAGGTGGGTGACTACTTCAAGGGTATGACTGAGACTACATTGGTTGCAAACTATGCTGGTGATGAGTTTGAGGCTACCTTTGAGGGTGGACTTGAACATTGTGTCAAGCATTACTCCGGTGAGGTCAAACTATACTTCTTAGATTTTACCGAAGAGAGTCAAGGGATTAGATTGATTATATCCTTTGGTGATGATTGGGTATTCCAAGCAGGTGTTCTATAATGAATGTGATACCAAAGGAATTGCAGGGATTGGCAGGTTACACTGTCAAAGAAGTGCAGTTCGTAATTGACTCCCCTATTGGGGCGTGGGTGCTAGCGGGCACTAAAGGTCGCAAGCGCATTAGACAAATCGTTGCCTGTGTTATTCAATATGATTTTGAAAAAGGCAATTGGTATTCCAACGATGACATTAGGCATCTATGTGAATTGCGAGATGCAAGTGGCCCATCAAAAATGAACATAAGTAATCAGCGTATATCCGCGCTGGTACGCTATTTGGTTGCTAAGGAATACTTAGCCCAAAGAACCGTAAAAGGGATGAGAGAATACACTAGAGGTGAAGAGTAATGAGCGCATCAAAGAGAGCGTTTGAAGACTACGCTACCATGTGGTGTGACTACGAGAACATAGGTAGGCCACACAACGGCTATCACACTTATCCGTCAATGACTGATTTGCAAGAATTATATCAAAAGAAGGTGGTTTGTACTATTAGGAATCAACTTCTGCTACAGAAATATAACGATGGTGAAGTGAAGTGCTTAGCGATAGGAGATTTAGAGGGCGTGAAGGGTAGGCACATTTTTACTTGTCACGCTTGTCATCATGGTAAACCATGCGAAGAAAAAGGTGAGGAATAATGAAAATAAGAATACATAACGAAGCATACGAGTTTGAGATTGGAACAACGAATGAAATAGATTTAGGAGGCGGGTTAATAATATCCGCTACCCTAAAGAGCGATGAAGCATTGTATCGCGACCCACACTGGTTGAAGACCATGTATATTGAAGAAGGTCACTCAATGGCAAAGTTGGCTGACATCTGTGGCGTTACTCCTATGACTATCCAAAACTGGTTAGGCAAGCATGATATTGAAACACGAAGGCGTGGATATATCGCTCGCTCTTGAGGCACACCCTTGATATAGTGGCGGGTATGATTTGATATTATGATAGTATCACAGACCGGCGGACGCAAGATAACCATAAGAAGGCGTGACCCCGTAACTCTTGAGCGAATACAGGAGAGTATTGAAAGATACCCTTATTGCTTCGCAAATAATGTGCATGACACATTTGGCCTTGTAGCCAAAGAGCAGGGGTATACGGGCGTTTACGGCAGCAAAATTGACAAGATAACATTTAGAACCGAATACGACCGCCGTATGTGGGTGCGTGGCAACACTACATGGGAGGGAAATGTATCATTCCCCAACCAAGTATTGATTGATAGACTAGAAGACAATGAACCCTATCCTAATTATGCACATCGCATATGGTATTTGGACGGTGAGTGGAAAATTGACTCCGGTGAAATTACAATCCTAACTGCTCTTGATTCATACACAGGTAATACATTTACATGGATGACTCATCCCGACATAGAGGCTGGGTTGGTGTCATCTGTGCCCTGCAAGAATCACCCCGATGGGTTGAAAGAAGTTACATTTAGTCCGGCGGCGAAAGCATTCAGTAATGAACGGCAACTGCTGGCTGACTTTGCGGCACACATGAAGCGACAAGACCCCGATATGATAGTCGGTTGGTATGTTGTTGATGCTGATATTAAACAAATCAGTGACCGTATGCGTGTCAATGGTCTTGACCCTAAGATAATGTCCCCGTACAACAAACATGATTACAAATACACATGGACTGACAAGCGTTGGGAACAGCCGATAGTAGGTAGGTTATGCTTTGACCTTATGATTGCATTCAAGAAGTTATGGACAATCAAGAACGGACAGTTGGCTAGTCAAAAGTTAGATGACATAGCACAGTTTGTTTTGAAGGAGAGCAAGGTCGCACTTGATGACGGCCACGATACCTACTACTCGGACATAGGGACTTATTTAGATTACAATTTACAAGATGTTAGACTACTACCCAAGTTGGATGAAGTAGTCAATGCAACAGGATATTTTACTTCACTACAACACTTGATTCAGTGTGAGTTGGCAACTACTCCAATGGTTACTGCCTGCGCTACCTCATTATTTTTACAAGACAGTGAGTTTGACAAGAGAATACCGGACAAACCAAAGTTTGAGAAGGTGGACTACACAGGTGCTGACATACAAGAGCCGGAGGCAGGTGTCTATCATAACATAGCCATCATGGATATTAAGGCCATGTATCACAGTAATGTGAAGTTGCACCGGATTTGCTGGACTAACCTTGATGACGATGGCGTTGATTGCGGGAATGGAATTAAGTTCACACAGAAGGAGGGATTGTTGGGTCGCACTATGGATAAACTCACGCTCAAGAGGGATGAGTATAAGGCACTGATGAAGGATGCTCGCAAGGCTGATGACAAAGTAGCGTATAGTAAATGGGATGGGGCGCAATTCGCCACCAAATCAATGATTGCATCACTATATGGTGTGTCGGGTGACTCCAAATATGGATTGTATCATCCCGATATTGCCGCCGCTATCACATACACCTCCCGTCAAACTCTATTCCGATTGAGGGATGAGTGTAACGAGCGAGGTTATCCTGTGAAGTATGGACACACCGATTCAATTTTCTGTGTAGTCCCCACTCCCGAAGAAGGTTTGAAATTGGTTGCTGAAATCAATAAGGTTATGTCCCCAATTGAGACTGAGTTTGAGAAGTGGTGTGACTCCATGATACTCAAGGCTAAGAATCGCTATGCTGGCAAGGTCACATGGACTGATGGTGAATACCATGAGCCGGAATACTACTACAAGGGATTAGAGTTGAAGCAGGCTCGTATGCCAAAGGCTATGAAGTCCGCTATGGATGGTATACTTAGAGGTATACTGGATGGTAGGGATAAGACTGACATTGATGATGAAATATGCACACTGATTCTTGATGGAGTCGCTGGTAAAATGTCCGATGACTTGCTGATGAAAGGTAAATTGAAGAAGTCACTGAGCAAGTATCTAACTAAGTCCGGTTCATCGGCTGGTGCTGATTGGGCTTATCGTAATCTAGGTATAGAATACGGTGTTGACGAGCCATTCCTAACTGCCATAAATAGGCGAGGGGAATACATGGCATTCAATAAGATGAGTGACCTTGAAGGCGTTGCTGAAATTGATTGGGCGGAGATGACTGAGCGATTTATTGTCAAGAAAGCCTGTGACATTTACAGCCTTGTTGATTGGGACACACAACCATTAATTAACGCTCATCGTGGTTTAACTGTTGTCCAATGGGTATAAGTAGTGGCGGGAGTAATTGATATATATGCTAGCATGGTACTGGATATGGATTGATAATAATTGGGAATGTGGATATATGGGCTTTGATGATAGTGGAGACGCATTCATTAGAGTGGGTAATACTATTCACCTTATTGCTAATGTAAATCGTCGTCACTTGCAGTATATCATAAAGCCTAATGCACCCAATGAATCAAGCGGTGTCAAAATTGGTTCCTTTAATTGGTGATTTTGAATGACTTATACTATTATTAATGATGACTGCCTAGAGGCATTGAAGGTCATGGATGATGAATCCGTTGATTGCTGCGTTACAAGTCCCCCTTATTTGGGGCTGCGTGACTACGGACACTCAGCGCAGGTTGGACAGGAAGGTTCAATGACAAAATACCTTGAGCGAATGGTTATTATATTTCGTGAGGTTAAGCGAGTTCTAAAACCGGAGGGTACACTATGGCTCAACCTCGGCGACTCCTACAATGGGTCGGGCGGTGCTGGCGGAGACTACAATAAGGGCGGCATGAGAGAAGGTCAGCCTAAATACAGGGGTCGGAATGACCCACTACTAAAGCGAAAGGATTTGATGGGCATACCTCATAGAGTAGCGTTTGCCCTACAAGACGACGGATGGTATCTAAGACAGGATATTGTTTGGTCTAAGCCTAATCCTATGCCCGAACCTGTGAAAGACCGATGCACTAAGAGCCACGAATACATATTCCTACTCACTAAATCCCCTACTTATTATTATGACTATAAGGCCATACAAGAACCGGCAAAACAGAATCGCTGGGGCGGTAAAAAACCTATGAAAGTATCTAACTCAAAAGTTGGTGATGATTCGGAAGGTGTAACGAAGGGTAAAATGTACGGTGGATTGAATCGTAAGCGCGATATGATGCCGAGCAAAAGAAACAAGCGTAGCGTTTGGACGATTAATACTAGGCCGTATAAGGGCGCACACTTCGCTGTATTCCCTCCCGAACTCATTGAGCCATGTGTTCTTGCCGGCTGTCCCGAAGGTGGGATAGTCCTTGACCCATTCGGTGGGTCGGGTACTACTGCCGGTGTTGCTGAGTATCACAATCGCGATTCAATTATCATTGAGTTGAGTGCTGACTACGCTCAATTGATTGGGGATAGAGTATTAAATGTCACCAAATGGTTTACAGATAGGGACTCAAAAAGTAATGTATTCAAGGTAGCCGAGTATGATTGGCTGTGAAAACGGTTATATAGTGGCGGGTGTAATCGTTAGTTATGTCACAAGACACAGATAGGAAACGGGCGCTAACGAAGAAGGAACTAACACTTGCTGTTAATAATTTGGGTCAGTCAATGAACCACTTAGCAAATGCACTAGCAACTGATATTTCACAGATAATGGGTGTCCTATCGGGCATCCTAGAACACATGGGATTGCTAGAAGAGTTTGTCTGTCCTCACTGTGGGACAAAATTGAATCATCCTAAATTAGATGGTGTTGAACCACCAACTCACTGCCCTGCGTGTAACGGGGATATGGGCGAAGAACCTGTATTAGAAGAAGAATGATTAAAGAACAGACGGAGTGTGGATATAATATGCAAGTGCTAATTACAACAGAAGATGCGAAACTAATCGCTGAAACTATCGCTAAGTATAGCGGTATGAAAATTGATTGGGCTATGCCTAATACTGTTGCTACCCGAACCTTAGCGGTTTCATTAGGACTAGGAGAGTTTTGTTGTGTCGGTGATAAAGCCGACCCAGCAGACTACGATGTAGTTATTTCAAACACCCCAGCAAAACCAGCGAAGAAGGTTGCTAAGAAAGCAGCCCCTGTCGCTAAAGTAGTTGAGGCGGTTGAGGATGACAAGTCCCGATAAGTATTCCAAAGAATGGTTTATGATTGAAGGCCCGACTCATGGGCATTCTAATCCAATCAAGGCAAAGAATAATGGATGGCCTGTTAGGTTATCCAAATCAGCCTTTATGAACTATGTATCATGTCCCCGCAAGTTTTGGTGGAATAATGTTCAAGAATTATGGGGGACTACCACCCATTTTATGACTCATGGAACTGCTGTGCATCGCGCACTTGAGAACCTATATGGTTTATGGAGTGCTGATGACCCACGCACATTCCTTGAAATGATGCAAGAGGACTGGGAGGATAAGTCTAAGCATGAGCCCCACCTAGAGTGGACTGATGAACAGAAGACTATCTATGTCAATTCTCTAGCAGGTATGGTTGAGTTAGAAGAGGAACGCTTGAAACGCTGGGGTGCTGATTCGTTTGCACCCGAAGAGTTTGAGGTCAAGCATACATTTACTCATCCCGACCAAAACTTTGTACTAGTGGGTAAAATTGACGGTGTTCATCGTCACCCCGATGGGGGATTGGTGGTCACTGAATTGAAAACTGGCAAGGCTACTAAGTTCAAGATGACTAAGACTCGCAAGGAACTATGTTTCTATCGCTATATGCTAGCCTCAATCGGCTGGGATGAAGCGGTTTACTTTTACTACCTGTTCCCCGAAGCAACCAATGTTGATTTATACCACGAATTAGAGGGTAAAAAGAATACAGAAGTTTGGTTGGGGACTACTCAAGGTATGGCTGTGTTGGAGAAGGTGAATAAGAGGTCAGTGACCGCTATGCACAAATCCCTCAACCACACTATGGAGAGCATAACAGGCGACCTATGGGGTATGAAGTGGAATGACTACTTCTGTCCCGAATGGTGCGACTATTCTATGTCCTGTGAAGGACAATTGATTGGTATTGAAGGCGACCCAACACTCTTATATACTGGCGAGGCTGAGTGGTAATTATGAAGTGTGAAGAATGCGACAGTGAGAAGATTGAAACCGCAGCAATAATGCTAGCGATGGGACAAGTAGGTGCTGCCGAGCAAATGCTGATACTACACACTTGCGAGTGTGGGCATCAGTGGAGGGGTCACGCTTGACCCTTCTTCGCTTTCCAAGAGAAATAGGATTAAAACGGGCTTTGATAAACAAGCGTCATTCATATAAAAATTATGTGAATAAAATGAGGCATAAGACCTCATGCTACACTAGCCTATATTCCTTCTCTAAACTTAATGGTGAAGGTCGCGCTGATTACAGATATGCAATTATTGATAGAGCATGGTGGGATTTTGATGCCGGAGAACGAGGTGGGATTGAGCAGGTTAAACTTGATGTCGCTAAACTTATCAACCGACTTGATGGTGATGTACGAGTTGTTGCCACAGGGCGAGGATTTCATGTTCATCAATTATTCAACAGTCCTGTCATTGGACAAGAGTACAGGCTTCCCTTAGAACACTATCAGCGTAGGATGGCTAAGGGTCTAGTGACTCTTGATGGCGTGGGCTTCCCCGAAAAGATGACACGCATACCATCCACATACAATCCTAAGCGTGGGCGCTGGGCTGTCGTTATTAACGGCAGGGATTTTTCTAGCAACCCCACCAATTTTACTATTCCTAAAATGCCTTCGGCAGTATTGCCGGAGTTACACCCTTATGGGATGGAAACCGAAGATGGTTTTGATTTCAGTAAATGGTGTAGCACATACGCCCCTGCTAGCGAGGACTACTCGCCTGCTGAGAGCGTCACGCTTGACTCAAGCACCTTGACTGCTGGCTGTGTACCAATCATGCCCTGTCTCGCTCGCCCAATCAATGAAGAGAGTCCCAATCACCATGTTAGAGTAGCCTTAGTGCAACACATGGCTGACTCACTGAGGGACTTTGCTGAACCATCGGCTATTAGTCGTGAGCAAACATTACAGATTGAGGATGAAATCTATGAGTATATCAAATCACTAAATTGGAAAAACTGGAACGGCGCAGTATCGCGCAAGGGGATTAAGAGCAGTATGAGGTACAAACAAGTTCCCTCCTGTGCGTGGTTCGCTGCGAGAGGTATGTGTGCCGCCAAGTGCTGGCGATATGACGGCTCAGCAGAAGTACCCGAATAATAGTCTTATTAAAAGGTTAGTGCGTAGCACTTGTAATGCTAGTAGTTGATGACCGAGAGAATGACCTAATAAAACATAAATTGTATGTCAAGATGGGGAAGACCGATGAAGGCGGTCATGTTAAAATAAAGCGTTTAATTTCAGCCGACTATATCATGGGTGAAATAGGTATTGAAGCAAAAGAAATCAATGACTTATACCACAGTATTCTAGGGCATGGTCGCTCAAGGACAATCGTGGGTCAACTACATGACCTACGCAACTCATTTGAACGCCCTATGCTTGTCGTATACGGCACTAAATTGAAACCATACATTAGAGGGGGTAGCCGACAGGCAATCGCTCTTGAAATGAAAAAAATGAATGCGGTTATTAAGAAGTTCAAGCAAAACTTCGTCATACAATTCCCCGAAATCCAATACATGGAAGTATCATCAATGGATGAAATGGTTGATTGGTTGGCTGCTGTCCATCACAATTTGAGGATAAGGAAACTACCTACCGCACCACCAAAGGAACTTGCAGTAAAAAGCAATCGCGATATTG